TTACCGGGGGATGTATGGACGGATGGGAACCGTGATCGGGTAAGTCCGTCCTTTTTGCTTAATTTTTATGATGCACAAGATGGAATGTTAGATCCAGTGCGCCTTGATAAGATTGCTTTGCTTGAACAAGAACTGAATTTAGGGACTTATGGAAAGAAAAGCCAAATAGATCAGAATCCAACTTCCCCTGGATCGGGTATGTTCCAAACTGATCAAATCAAGACAGTATCCCAAGACGATTTTAAATATGAAAATATACTTAGTATTGTTCGGTACTGGGATAAGGCCGGTACTCAAGATGGAGGTGCTTTTACGGCAGGGGTAAAGATGGCACAGTTAAAACATAATAGATTTTTGGTTATGGATGTAGTAAGAGGACAGTGGGGGACTTCAAGACGGGAAAAAATGATAGAAGAAACTATTAGGCTGGATGGGATATTAGTTACGCAGTACCTGGAGCAAGAACCGGGGTCAGGTGGGAAGGATTCGGCATTAGCTTCCCAAGAGATGATAGCGAGATTAGGTAATAAAGTATTTTTAGATAGGCCAACTGGTGATAAGATATATAGAGCAGATCCATTTAGTGTAGCGGTAAACTTTGGGTATGTGATTATGTTTGAAGCTCCTTGGAATGAAGCATTTATTGATGAATTAAGTGATTTTCCCAATAGTGACTATAAGGATCAGGTAGATGCAGGGAGTGGTGCATATAGTCAAATAAGGGGTGGTAAACGGGCAGGAACTTGGTAAAATGTAACAAAACGTAACAAAATACAATAAAATCAACACGTTAATACAAGGTTAAAAAATAGTTTTAATTTTTAAAAAAATAAGGTATAGTTACATTGCCCCATAAACGTATATAAAACGGATAAATAAGCAAGCAAGTACGCAAAAATAAATAGGAGAATAGGAGAATAAAATGATAAAAACACCAGTGAACCAAGTATTAAATACCAGCACTTATGTAGCTTTGACGAATGGGGCTGATGCTTGTTATGGTTTTACTCTTTTGTTATCTGAAAGTGCATCCTTTTACATTGCTATTGATGCTTCTGGGACGGGAGAAACCATAATTCCTGATACTGTTGGGGGTATATTTTACCCTGATTTAGTCCCCCCGGAAGAACTTGATCAGATCGGTTGGTCAAAGGTGGCCCCATGATAAAAAATCGCAGATGGACTGATAAAATCACACCGGCAATCATAGGTTTCTATGTTGCTGTATTCACGAGCATCGGGTTTTTATTTGGGATTGGGTACGCTTTATGGGAATGGAGTGCTTAAGGAGTGCTTAAATTATGAAAAGAGGAAATAAAATAAACACGAATTTAACGAATTCAACCAATTCAATTATTCCTAAGACGTTAAAGGATGTTCATACGTTTGAATCCGTTATCCAATCCAGAATGAATTATAGCGGTGTTCTCGGGGAGTCTTACGGTGGTAATAGGGATCTTTATCAGGCTTTAGGGTATGATAAGAAACTAACTTACCAAAATTATTACAATATGTTTAAACGGGAAGATATAGGGAAAACCCTAATTGAAAAACTTCCTAAAACGTGTTGGACAAACCCCCCAATAGTAACAGATGAACAACCTAATTCAGTATTTGAAAACGCATTTGAAGAATTCGCTAAAAAATATTCTTTATATTCCCTTTTGTTTAGAGCAGATAAATTAATGGGATTAGGAGTATACGGTGTTTTGTTCTTAGGTTTTAATGATGTTAAATCTTCTGATCTAAGTACGGAAGTACTACCGGGGACTAACCTTGAATTACTGTATATGCAACCTTATTCCAGTGAAGCAGCTAAAATTCATTCAGTTGAATTAGATCCAGGCAACGAAAGGTTTGGATTACCTAAACTTTACCAAATAAGCGTTCAGAACAGTTACAATGCTTTGCAGGGAACAACCGTTATCAATACAACCCCTATTTTGGTGCATTATTCCAGGATTATTCATTTAGTTGAAGATCCTTTAGAAAACCTGATTGAGGGAACACCCCGATTAGAAGCCATTTACAATAGAGTCCAAGATACACGTAAGGTTCTTGGTGGTTCTGCTGAAATGTTCTGGAGAAACGGTGTTCCTGGGAAAGTTGCTAAAGCAGAAAAGGATTACACTTTAGGCCAAACGGATAAAGAGAATTTACAAGAACAATTTGATGAATATGAGAATAACCTTAGACGGTGGCTGACTGTTCAAGGCGTTGAAATAAGTAACTTAGAAACGGCAATACAAGACCCTAAGAGTTTCTTAGATTGTCAAATGAATATTATATCAATTGTTACTGGTATCCCCAAAAGGATTTTAATGGGGTCAGAAAGGGGTGAGCTTGCTTCAGATCAGGATCAGGATGCTTGGAATGATTTGATTTCCAATCGACAAGAAGAACAGTGTGGCCCTTGCTTTCTTCGTCCATTGATTGATAAGTTGATTGAATACAGTATTTTAGGCACACCCTATAATGAAACATATATGATTAATTGGCCGATCTTAATCAGTATAGGGGAAAAGGATAAATCAGAAATAGCACTTAATAGAGCTAAAACAGTTAAGGAATATATTACATCTGGTTCTGAAATGGTTATTCCTGTAGATATCTTTCTTAAAAATGAATTAGGATTTGATCAAGCCCAGATTGCGGAAATAAATAGATTAAGCCCGGATATGCCATATCTATCCCAAGATAATCCAGAAGGTGAAAATTTAATTGAAGATCCAGAAGAACCCGAACCCAAAGAAGAACCAACTATGACACGGGGAACTAAAAAGTAATGAGTTGTACTTGTAATAATCACCAAAGCGTTTCTAATGGTCTAAAAACGCTTTCGGACCCTTCACGAACACTGACGCTTAGGCAAAGGTTCGAAGGTGCTTTATATAACCGATTTCGTTGGTTAAAAGGGCTTATTAATACTTCTATAGTTACAAATGATTGCTTTGGACTCAATATTACCAATAAAGGAACAAATCCTGATTACTTTTCTTTAGTTGTTAATGCTGGCCCGATTGATAAAGAACGATTTGCTTTTGAAAGAGATCCTAAAAAAGTAGCATTGTTTATGGATTGGATAAGAGAACAAATTGATTTAGGGATTCTTGAAATATATGTAGGGCAACAAATTGGACAAGCTACTGAAAGTGCCTGGACGAATTTATACATTCAAACAGCTTACCAAAGAGGAATGGTCAGAGGGCAACAAGAATTAAGTAATAAAGGTTATCAGGTCCCTACCTTTGATAAACTCCCCGGTGGAATTAGTGCCGCTTTTAATAGACCTTTCCATTTAGATAAAGTTGGGTTAGTATACACACGTACCTTTGAAGGTTTAAAGGGTATTACTGATGAAATGAGTAAGCAAATATCCAGAACACTTGCTGAAGGGATAGCAGATGGCAGGGGACCAAGGGAAATTGCACGTCAACTCAATAATAGAGTGGATAAAATAGGTATTACACGATCCAGACTCTTAGCAAGAACAGAAATTATAAGAGCGCACCATGTAGCAACGGTCCAGATGTATGAGAATTGGGGTGTTGTTGGTGTAAAGGTTATGGCTGAATGGATCACCGCAGAAGATGGAAGAGTTTGCCCTGATTGTGCAGCAATGGCAAGAAAAGACAAAGGATACGGAAAGGGCATTTATACATTAGCCCAAATAGGCGGGCTTATACCATTTCATCCGAATTGTCGATGTGTCTGCATCCCGTTGGATATAACTGATAATGAAGAATTACAACAAAAAATAAAAGACAAAAAAGAAGCGGCATAAGGAGAAAGTTATGACGGGTATGATTACCATTAAGGCAAATAAAACCTTAGAATCCAGACAAGAGACTTTGGATAATCAAGGATACACGGTTTATCCAGTAATTATGATGAACGAGGGTGTCCATAATGATATCCTTTATTCTTTAGCTGAATTGGGGAAGTTCCCTGAGTCTTGGAATGGTATCCCGGTCCCGGTCTTCCACCCTGAAGTAAATGGGGTTGCTGTATCTGCCAATAGTCCACAGGTTTACAATGATAGTGTAATAGGAAAGATATTTAATACCCATATTGAAAACACTTCCTTAAAAGCGGAAATATGGCTGAATAATGATAAGGTAAATGCAATGGCCCCCGATGTAAGAGACTTTTTACAAGCTGGGGGAGAAATGGATGTAAGTACCGGATTATTTAGTGATGATTTACTTACGGAAGGGGTTTTTAATGGGGAAGTATATAAAGCAGTAGCAATTAATATAAGACCGGATCATTTAGCTGTTTTGCCTGGTGTTAATGGGGCTTGCTCCTGGGCTGATGGGTGTGGTATCCGGGCTAATCAAGATAAAACTAAAACCAAAGGGGGTAAAATGGAACGAGGGAATAAAAAGGAATTCATTAAGGATAATGACGAATACTTTGAACCCCTTTCAAAAGCTGAAATTAAGACCTATGCAGACGATTATACTGAAACTGTTAAGTTACTCAGAGATGCCGTAAATGCTATGGATGTGGATAATCAAAGGTATTATTATCTATCCAGGGCTTATTCTACACATGCTATTTACCGTGTTAATTACACAGGCACCAATGAACAGTCCAAGTACCTTAAACAAGATTATTCCCTACAAGATGGAAAGGTGAATTGGACTTCAGAAGCTATTGAAGTGGTTAAGAACACAACTTTTACCCCAAAAGTTCAAACATTTGAGGATAAAACAATTATTAATAAGGAGAATGAAGACATGAGCGAAATCAAGACCATGAAAGAATGTTGCCCGGACAAAGTGGAGGAATTGATCAAAGAGAATTCCAATTTTACGGAAGATCACCGAGAAACCCTTCTGGGCATGTCAGAGGATGCCTTTGCTTTGACGATTAATGCGGCTACCCCGATTGAACCTAAAAAGGTAGAAGATGCAGTCCCTACAGTAAATGGAACCAAAAAAGAGGAAACTACGACTTTGACTTTTGATGAACTTTTGGCGAATGCTTCCCCGGAAGATCGGGAATCTATTGAAATGGGTAAACGGATGTTGTCCAATAATAAAAAGGCTTTAGTTGAAAAGATTAAAGCAAATGAAACCAATCAGTTTACAGATACTGAACTTAACGGGTTTGGTTTTGATATGTTGGAAAAAATTGCTGGTAGTATCCCTGCCAAGGTTAATGTTCAAGGTGATTATTCCATGAATAACCCAGGTAATGTTAATGTGAATGCGGCTACGGATGGCCCAGAACCTCTTCCAAGTCCCCATGCTAATTGGGAAAAGAAAGACTAACCCATAAATACAACCGATATAACGGATATAACGGATACTACAGTTATTCAATATTAATTATAAGGAGAAGTAAAGATGACGAACACAATTATTCTGAAACAAATTCAGAGAGATCGTGCAGAAATTGAGAAAGTTCCTGCCGCTGCTTTTTACCCTGGACACCTATTGGAAATCACAACTGCTGATAAATTCCAGAAACATTCCGGAGCGGCCGGTGTTGTGGCCCCTAAAATGTTTGCTGTTGAAGATGATATGCAGGGAAACACCATTGATGACGCTTTTGATACATCTGGTCGTGCAGTTGGTTGGATTCCCCAGCCCGGTGATGAAGTTTATGCCGTCCTTGCAGATGGTGAAACGGCCACTATCGGATCGAAACTGGTTTCCAATGCTGATGGCACTTTGAAAGTTGGTACTGCGAATGTTGTTGGTATGTCCCTGGAAGCCATTGACCTTTCCGATTCATCTGGTGCAGAATCTGATGGCACATTGGGATATGACAAACGAATTAAGATTGTAATTTCTTAATCCAGTTTAATTTGTAAACTTTTGAATTGAATTTTTAATAAGGAGAGAATAAATGGAAGCACAAGTAGATTATGTTGATCCCAACACAGGGCAGTTTTCCAATCAGGCGATTGGACAGGGATTTGGTGGAACAGGTTTTAATATCAATAATAAACGCCCTTACTGGCACAAAGGGAAAGTTTATGTTAATCAGGTAACAGGATTTGATCCAGCTACCAAAACCCCTATTATGAAAGCACAGCAAGTCACCGCCAATGCTACTTTGATGCGGGATGAGTGGATTGAGATTGATACAATCGTTCAGAAAATTGCCCGTGAACGTCTTGTGGGTATTGCTGATCTGAGATCCAGAGGGTTGACTTACAACTTGACCAACGCAATGGGTAAAACGGTTCTTGAATATCAGGACATGAATGATCCTGGAGAGGCAAGCATGGATATGGATGCCGCTAATACTGGACGGAATGATCGACCTGATTTCCTTACCAAGTATTTGCCCATTCCGATCATTTATGCCAATTTCTCCATTTCAGATAGATCCCTACAGGCTTCCCGGAACTCTGGTGATCCTTTGGATACTATTATGGTTGAAGCGGCCACCCGTCGGGTTGTTGAAAAATCAGAAGACCTTTTGTTTACTGATACTTCCTTTACTTATGGTGGGGGAACGATTTATTCTTATGTTTCCGCTACGAATAAGAATACAGTATCCCTTGCTACCAATTGGGACGCTTCTGCTAAAACTGGTGCCGGTATCAAAGACGATGTTCAGTCAATGATTTCAGCTTCAATCACTGCTAAACATTTTGGCCCTTGGGTTATGTATATCCCCACCGCTTACCAGATTGTTATGGGAGATGATTATACAACTGGTTATCCTAAGACTATTAAACAACGCCTTATGGAAATTGATGGTATTTCCGATATCAAGGTTGCTGATAGACTTCCTGCCAATACGGTTGTAATGGTTGAGATGACTACTGGTACGATTCGTCTTATCAATGGTTTTGAACCTACTGTTATTCAGTGGGAAGGAAATGGCGGATTAACTCATCATTTCAAAGTTATGACCATTCAGGTTCCGCAGATCAGGGCCGATCAGGACGGGAATTCAGGACTGACAGTATTGTCCTAATCGTTTAATTGTCCTAATTGTTTTTAATGTTTCAATTATATGGTTAATCACACCATTCAATAAAGGAAGAAATTATGAAGACAGCAAATAATAAACCACGGTGGAGAAAACTTCATGCCGGAACACATTATCATTTTGATGGACAGGTAGTTAAAAAAGGAGAAATCCTTAGATCCAATAAAGATGATATGTCTAAAGTCGTTCAAGCAGGTTTCCAGGCCTTAGATGCTATTAAAGAAGAAACAAATGATCTTGGAAAGGGGTTGATTGTTAAATTGGTTTCAAAAGGAAAGTACAATGTCCTTAATCCAATGACGATGAAACCGATAAATGAAACACCTATTTCCAAGAAAGCAGCAGAGTCCTTTGGTGTTATTGTCGAAGATGTAAAAGATGTAAAAGACGTAAAAGAGACAGACGACGTAGACGACACCCAG